TTAAGCCGCCGTGATATCAACACCAGAAGCTGCGATCTTAAAGATGTCGCCATCATTGATCGTCTTGCTTGCAGTCAACGCCGCATGGAACAAAAGATTGCCAGCGGTAGAAGCATCCCAGATACCAATATGGGTAATTGTTCCCCAGTTGCCTCCAGAAGCGGCAGGAAATTCTACAGCCGCACTATTGCTTGCAGTACCGCTAGATGCCGCACCAAAAGCCATAGACTGACGTGCGTAGCCGCTACCACTTACTTCAGTACCAGTGCCAGCATCCGTTGGATCAGCAGTGTGCAAACCCACATATACAGCCGCAGGTGCAGATGTTGATGACGTTCCTAAAAAGTGATCCAGAAAAGCATTTTCCAGATAATCGCTCATTGCGCTCATGTTAGTTCTCCATAATCAGACTTCATAAACAGGCCGCTACCAGCGTGTTTGCCACGCTCTTCTTCTTTCTTAATCTCATCAATCGACCGAGTAAAGAGTTGCTCGTAAAGAGATGTCCTTTGATCGTCCATAAGATAAATGCTGGCAGAAGCCAGTGCGCCATATAAATATGCGTCAGGATGTCGCGTTAATATGGTGTTTGTTGTGTTTACATCAGACAAGTCTGGTACGCCTTCAGTGTACACAATTTCAGCCTGATAAGAGCTATCAGGTGTTGGTGCGAATTTAATCTCACCACCAATAATGGTATAGGCTCGCGGTTTGCCTATAGCATTAGAAGCATAAGTTTCATCTAGTGTAGATGGAGTATAATACTCAAGAACCTCTTTTGGGCTTGTATTTAATTTAACTAAACGAATTGATCGAAGATCTGTCGGCAATGACACATAAGCATCATTGGCTGTTAAAGTAGCATTTGCTCGTTTTTCTTGTGAGCGTGTCTCTAGCATACGCCCCATGCGAGCCTCTGCCATTGAGATAAACTCAGGGATACGATCCGTAAGATCATCCCTTGCAAGAAAATTGGCAATAGCAGTTTTAAGTTCTGAATATGTGCCTATAGCCATTATACGTTACCGCCACCTGTTCTAAAGAAACGATTATCATAATCGTTCAACCATTGCCGCCAGCCTTTAGGATTGTCTCTAGGCTGACCTAATTTTTCAACAAGCTGATGATACAACGCCGCAGGAATATCAGCAACCTTTTGATGATGCTTCTGCGTGTTTCCTAGCAAAGAGCCTGTCCTATAGTTATTTGCTTGCTTCTTGTTCTCCTTCAAGAGAGCGTCAATATTCTGTGTTGTCTCAAAAATAAAGCCACCATCGTCTTGATAGTGACACCATGTTTCTTTTCCCGTTACAGGATCTTTATGTACTAATCTCTTCATGTCTCCCTCATAGAGTTTGGGGAGGTGGTTTCACCCACCCCCCCGTGTCTAATTACGACAGGTCGTAAACAGCACCGTGTGCTTTCGGAGCAGACACTTTCAGCGTCCATTCCGTAACGATTTGGAATTTCTCCGCATCGCCAGTTTTCGCCAGTTCTTGTACGGCGAAGTTACGGCCAGGCAACGTGCAGATCGAAGCATAGTCGCTATCGAGCAGGTATACGCGGTCGCTAGAAGCAAAACGGTCGATTACAACATCAAGCTGACCAAAGTCGCTGAGGTACAAAGAAACCGAGCCAACGATAGCGGCTTCACGAGGAGCCGTGTAGTTGATTTGGTTCGTAGCAACTGAACCGCTGTTCAGGTCGCTAAACTCAACTTTTTTGGCAGGAGAGACAACCAGCATATTTGGCTGACCACCGTCCTCATAAGCGGCTTGCATTGCATTGTCGATCATAGCAAGAGTCATGGTGCGGTTCGTACCAGCCATATCTGGAACGTCCGTACCGTTACCAGTTGCAGCAGACGTGCCAGAAGCGTCGTCTACGTTGGTGATCCAGCTTGACAATGAACCTGCTTTACGCGGATCTGAGCCAGAACGAGCCGTGTCGCTATGCAGATATTTTTCAATATCGCGGCGAAGCTCAAGGCCTTTCAGCACTTTTTGGTATGCAGTCTCACGGTCACGACCAGCTTTATCAACGGCATCCAACGTGCCAGATACAGCCGCATCTTTTTGCGAGATTTGCATATAGTTGCCAAGACGAGTCGTTGCAGTAGGCGTGTCATAAGTTGCGTCTGCACCTTCGTTTTGGTAGTTGGTAGCCGAAGCGGCGGCCAACTCTTGTACTTGCCACTCAACGAAAACGCCGTTGCCTGTCTCTTTTTTCAGAGCAGAAAATACGGGGGTTTCATCTGGGTCAATACGGGTGATGACATCGGAAAGGTCTTCGCGCTCACCGACAGCGGTAGTAGTAGTATGTGTAGCCATTAGCTATTCCTTTGCAATAAATAATCAACTGCGGCATCTTTCGAGCCAGTTTTTCTTAGGCGATCAAAAGCCTGTTTATTGCGATCAGATGCAACTTGCTTCTTAGACTTAGGAGTACCAGCTTTAACTGCTTTTGGTGCTTTCTTTACTTTTTTCTGAGCTTCAGGACGCTTTGCCATTAACTCATCATAAAGATAGGCTTTTCGTAAAGCCTCAATAGCACGACTATCACTAGCAACTGCAAGCTCTTGCTCAGTATAACCTAGCCGTTGGGCATAGCTTATAATGGCCTGTTTCTCGCGTGTTGCGCGTTCTTCATCGCGCCACTCAGGAATACGCTCCAACAAACGATTCTGCTCTTGTACCAGCTTTTTCTGATGAGCTTGTAACATCTGTTGTTGCTGTTCTTGCTGAACGCGCTGTTGCTCTTGCTTTACCTTTGCAAGGTGTTCCTTGCGATCACGGTAGGCATCGCGCTGGCGTGTCCACTCAAGAGGATCTTCCTGATAGAGCTTTTCCCAATATTCTTTGGGAGGCTCTTGCACCTGAGTAAGCTGGGCTTCTAACATCTGCAAAGCCTGTGCGTACTGCTCGCGTTTTTGAGCAAGTTGTTGTGCTTCAGCTTCTGCTTGCTTCCGTGTTTGGGAAGCCTCTTGCATACGCTTCTGCGCGGCTTGCTCTAGTTGATATGATTTGACAAGCTCCTCAGAGGTTACTTGTTTTTCCTCACCATCAACTTTTACGGTATAAACGTCATCTGCAACGACTTCTACTTCGTCCTCATCAACGTCATACTCTTCATCATCATCTTCATCTTCTGACTCAGATGGCTCTTCAGCGTCATCGTCATAAGACTCATCTTCAGATGTTTCAGCCTCTTCAGTCTCAACTTCTTCCGTTTCGACTTCTTCGGCTACAGGCTCCTGAGTATCTTCGCTTGCCTCTTCGGGGGCGTTGACATTCAAGAGTAGGTCAACAGCTTGACCTTTGTTTAGTGACCCTCCAGATCCAAGTAGGGTACTGGTTTCTTCACTCATAAAATTATCTCCTCAGTGTTGTTTCTAGTTTCGCTAGGTTGCCAGTATTAACAACCTCCTCCAGATGGCCTTTCACTGCTATGAGATTCTGGTACATCTGAAAGAGCTTTTCCCTGTCATCAGTTGCCTTGACAGGAGAATTTTTCCATGCGTCCATGTATTTCTCTTCTAATACTTGGAACGCTTCCTGAAACATTGGATTGCGTAGTATGGCTTCTGCCTTTGCTCCGCGATCCTGTTCAGATCGTCTTTTGCCTTCGTCCATCTCCATCTCCTTATGTGACAAAAATACCACACTATACGATTAACGCAAGCCCTAGCCGTATTGTGGTGCTGTAAATCCTGCAAACGGACTGGGGATTGATATGCCACCGCCAAATATGTTTTGAAGCTGTGCTGGCGTATATTGTTGTCCATCTACTGTATAATATTCAGGCTCTGGTGCTGGCTGGTAATCTGATGCAACCTGCGGAATATTTAAACCGCTAAAGTCAAGACCAGAAAGATCTAATCGACCAAACTGTTCACTAATGTCTGCGCTCCACTGGAATGGATCAAGACCCATTTTCATGCGCTCAACTTCAAGCGGATGTGGCCCTTCTGGGCCATATGCTTCACTTTCTTGTAGCTGTTTTGCACGTTCTTGACCGCGTGCATAAGATGACATCGACTTGTTAGTTGTGTATGGAGCTTCAGACATATAGAATCGAGCGTCTTTTAACATACTACCAAAGTCTAAGCCTTGAGGTGTGTTTTCAGTTGGAATTAGTGCGCCCTGCTGTAAGGCATCAATAATAACATCGTGTGCGCCCCTTACCCATTTACCATTATCAAAGTCAACGCGCTTGTTTACTTTTTCCCAAGCGTCAGCATCAAACTTGTATCCGTAATTACGCTCAAGCTCACCAAGCACAAGCATAGCGGCACTAGCTTCAGGTTTAGTTATACTTTCGCCTTCGCCTTTATAACCTTCGCTTTCAATCGAATATCCACCATAGTCATCCCTGCCAACAACAGCATGACCAAGGTTTGCTTCTGGCTTATTCAAAATTTCAAACGCGCCATACAAAGCCGCAACTGGGCCAAGAACAGGCAATGCCGCCGCACCAGCAGAGCCGATAGCTGTTCCACCACCAAACATACTAGCGGCAGTAGCCGCACCTGTAGCTACCTGCAAGGCTTCACCTGGACTATCAATACCACCTTCAAGAGCTTTTAGACCGCCAACAATGGTTCCAATGCCAGCAATATTTTCCGCGCCTGGAAGTCCAGTAGAAAGATTTGTTCCAAATGTTCCTTGAGTTGCAAGATAATCAAGACTACCATAAGCGTTTGCTAAATTTTCAACAGATGGATCTTCAAAAGCATTTGCAATAGATGCAACAGCAAGACCATCAAGAGCAACACCTGTTACTGGCCCAATATCTGCCGCAATTCCTTGAACGGATTTTTGCAAATCTTCTGGCAAGTATGTTGTTAGTTTATCCATCGCATCTATAGCTTTAAATGCGTTCATTGGATTTGGATCTTTTATAACATTTTCAATATTGCCATACGCCTTAAGCGCATCTGTGCCAATATCTATAGCTGTCTCACCAGCTTTGTATATATCGCTTTCCTTAAACTCTTTAATATATTCTTTAGCTTTTTCTTGGGCTATATTAATAAATTCTGGCTTGTCAAATGTTTCATCAAGTTTTTTGCCAAATAGCTGCACTTTATCTACAAGCGGATCAACAATATCTTTTTTAAGAGCTGATTCTTTGTAACCCTCAACAACAGGGTCAATAAAAGTTTCCTTTGCTGGTTGCGTTACTTTTTCCTCAAACTTTTCGCCCAAACTTTCTTCTATATTTTTTACTTTTTCACTTAAAGGATCGGTAACAACATTTAATAAATCTTCTGCGTATGGATACGCTTCTTTTAATGCCAAGCCAACAGCTATATCTCCAGCTAATCCAGAAGATGAATCTTCTGTCGTGCCTGTGAAGGTGCGAGGTATCAGACCACCAGCACGATAAATATTTCCAAACCAACTAGGATCAAGCGCAAAACTTTCTTGAAATTTCTGCTCTAGTGGCCCGTATTCAGAAATATATCCTTTAGAAAAAAGAGACTGAACCTTGTCTATAGTAGCAGGCACACCCAACAACCCTTGTGACATCACAAAGCGACCACTAGGGGTTTGCTGATAGCCCTTCATAAACTCTGGCAAATTAGTTGCAGAGTATGGTGTAGAAGGTTGAAACGAAGGAATGTAGCCCATCGTGTTGCTAGACATAGGTGGCGTAGAAGCACTTAGCGTACCTAAAATAGAATTATTTGCTATTGGCACTGGTACATTTAAAAGTGATTGTACGTTTATGGGCGTTGAAACCATTTACTACACCCTTGGTAGGTTAGTCGATGTTTGTACTCCAGCAATAATCTGCTGTGCGCGTAGCTCACGTTCAAATGCAAGTTCCTGTTGACGCAGTTGCAACTCAGCCGCCATTTGCTCACGCTTGAAGGCAAACTCCATCTGCATCTTTTCTTTCTGAAGCTGAAGATCCTGAGCCGCTTTCTGTTGAGCCATTTGCATATCTGCTTGCATCTTCTGCATTTCCATCGCAATACGAGGATCTGGAGGGGGTTGCTTTGGCCGTTGTGGTGGCGCATTGCGTGGATCAGCAAAAAACTCACCAGCGTTCTTAAAGCCAGATAGTTCTGTAATCTTAGCAAGCGTGTTGCGATACTCAAGCGGTGTAACAATAGGATTGTTCATACCCATTGTACCCATGATCTGCTCTTGCTTGGCGGCAATCTGAAACAGCGTTGCAAGCTGTTGATCGCGTTGACCAGTACCAAGACCGACATTGATCTGAACGTCATAGCTGTTTGCCCACTGACGAGGATCCATCGGCACAAACTGATTACGCAGACGAACAATCTGTGGCTTGTTTTGATACTTCGTAACAAGATGCAAGATGCCACGGAACAGATCTTTAACACCTGTTTCTGCAAACACACGAGCAATCATTTCAACTTTACCCTGCGATGCGGCTTGCATAGCGGCAACAGCAGTAGCAGTTGTTGATTGCAGTGCATCCGCATCCAAGCCCATCGACTGACGGCTTATACCAGTGCGCTGTTCTTTTAAGCGATCCATATACTCA